AACCGATTTCACTCGCAGCCAACGCCAGGACAGTTTTTATAGCTTCCTGTTCAGTCATACAGGAGGATTGACCTCTTTGGAGACCTCGCAGATACTATCAATCATTTCGCTAACAACGACCCAATCAATTTCATAATTGAGCGTGTCGGCAACTGCGTGGAGTTCGGCAAGAACCCACTCTTTTCTTTCGGCACCGATTTCAAACATTTTCTCAGCCTCAGCCATGAGGTTCATGACGAGGATAATCATCTGAGTCCAATTCTTCTCTTGTGCGGCTTTGTGTACATACTTTACAAGTGCTGCTATCAGCGGTACTATAACGGCGATGCCGCTCAGTATGGATATGATAGCCTGAATCCAAAAATTAAATTGGTCCATTTTTGCCCTCCATTATTTTTTTCATTTTTTCCTCGTTCTTTTTCTCGTCCTCAAGCGACCACTCGCGGTCTTGATAGCGAGTTTTTGCGGTCTTTATCCAACCCATAAAGCCGCATTCGCCTGTGCACGCGACATAGAAACAAGTACATAATGTATCGGGAATCGCGCCCGTAATGAGGTAGAGCCAAATCATCACAATAGTAAATATTAATACTGCTACACCGACAAGGATTAATATTGTATCCATAGTTTTCTTGGTCATATATCTCACCTCTATGAAAAGTAGCAGAATTTGGGTGAGGAATACATCTTTTAAATTTGCTTTTTTTGGAAATTTTTGGTATAATATATATAGAATAATGAAAAGGAGATTTGTTATGATAGTTAACAAGATCGATAATGACAGATACCAGGTCGTACATGATGGTATGAATGAAATTCTGACTCTTGATGAGGTCATGGTGCTGTTGAGCAAGCCAATGCCGCGCCCGCAGACCGAACAGGAGAGGATGGAAGAGTTTTGGGAAAGCGAGCCTGTTTATCCCGAGGAGTGATATGGGAAGACTGAATGTTTTTTCAAAAGAAAATTATTATTCGTGGAAGTGCCCGCTAAAGAATATGCGGTTGTTCTGCTACAATGTAAAGTATGCTTGGCAGCGTGTGACTCAAGGGTATTGTAATAGGGATGTATGGAATTTAGATTCTTATTATTTGAATCTATTTCATGCAACACTTTTACACCTGGCGGAGCATCATATGGGTTATCCTGGCACAGAGCCATTTGAGGAAGATGAGAAGTGGACAGAGTTTTTGTATGATTTGTCCATCAAGTTTTATCAGGCGAATGAAGAAAACGATTGCTTGCCGCACCCCATGGCTGATAAGTGGTGGGAAGATGTAAAGGCAAATGGCAATTTTGATGTATTAAAGTATGAGTCGCCTTATGCTAAACCCATGTGTGATGAAGAACGTGAAAATTGGGAAAAGCGACAGGCAATATTTGAAGACGCTTGGGCGCGTATGGGCGAGAATTTTCATAGGTTGTGGGATTGAGATATGAGTGTACTGATTAAGGGCATAGAGATGCCGAAGAATTATGAAGGGTGCGAAGTCATTATTCGTATTCAGCCGAACGGAGAAGTACTTGATTTACAAGGCTTCCACATTGGGGCAACCGCTATCCCCGTCCAGCCGTATGACAGACTTATTGATGCAGATGTACTGCTTGAAGAAGTATATAAACTGCGTATGTGGTTATTAGAAAATAATATGCCTGGTGCCGAGCATTGGGTAACTAAAGTATATCAGATGATTGATGAAATGTCGACCGTCATTGAAGCGGAGGAGAAACATGAGCAGATTTCCAAAGGACTGTTGGGACAAAAACTGTGAACACTTTCATGTCACGGACATGAGCGTTGACGATTTGCTTTGCGCTTGTAGTGTGCTTGGCTATGAGTGCGATGCCTGTGATGAAGATTACTGTTACTTACGTTGTCCATTGGCAGAGAAGGCAGAGGAGAGTAAGTGATGACTGAATATTTAGATAAGGAAAAAGCTATAGAAGCGGTCAAAAAACATAGTGGAAATGAATCTGCTATAATTGCAAGTCTTGTTTGTTTGCCGAGTGCTGATGTTGTCGAGCGTAAGCGCGGGAAGTGGTTACGCACTCCGACACATTGGGTGTACTGTTCCGTGTGTAACCGCGAACCACCAAGCGAAACGAATGAAACAACATCCTATTGTCCGTGGTGCGGAGCTAAAATGGATGATGAGGTGGAAGAATGAACACACTGATTAACGCTGCACTTGTGATGGCAATTGGCAGTGAGGAAGTGATGAGAACAATGAATGGTGGTTTTTGCCTACACTATGATTGCTCAAACAGAAACAGCTTTGGTTATTGTAAAACAACGGTCTGTATCAATGAACACTATCAACAAAAGCGGTGGGGTTTACAATCAACAACAAACAAATCTGAGAGCGTGGTTATAAAACAGATTGAAGCGGAGGATGATGATGACTGGATACATAGACCGCAAAGAAGCAATTGAGGCAATAGAGAGTCTGCCGAACTGCTATAACGGATTCAGCGATACCTACGACAAGGCTTGCATCATCGGTATACTGGAAGAGCTTCCTGCCGCACATATACAGATACAGACCAATGCAGACTGCATCAGGGCGATGACTGATGAGGAATTAGCGGAGTGCCTGTACGACATTACAGACAATGGTTATTCAGCAGACCAATGGCTTGAATGGCTGAAGAAAGAGGTGGAAGAATGAGCGAGTATATTAACAAGGGCCGTGTTATTGAAAAATTGTCGAATCTAAGGGATGACTATCTTGATTCGGCATATGAGAAAAAAGACGATGAAGTGTTTGTTGCGCTGATGCGGGCATATGCGAGAGTCACGAACAATTGCATTGAGATTGTGAAGAAAGTTCCGGTGTTAGGTACAGACGAAGAAGGAAGAGATAAAAATGAGTGACTATATTAAAAGGGAAGATGTTTTATTACAGCTTGGGTCAATAACGGCGTATAAAGGTTCTATACCTTATGATACCGCTATTAGGAAAATTAAAAGCATTAAGCCTGTCTATATAGAAGAACACCAGACAGGTAAGTGGATAGACTTAAACAAGCCGACACACATGTGCTACCCTCGTTGGGAATGTTCTGTGTGCCATTTCGCTTCTCATGGTGGAAACTATTGCCCTACCTGTGGGGCAAAAATGGAAAAGGAAGAGATAGAAAAATGAGTGACTATATCAAAAGAGATGATGTAATTGACATATTACTTTCTGATAAAGTGGATATGTCGCCTGCATTTGTAGGTGTAGCAAATGTATTAGGCAATTTGGCGCAATTTGAGGTATATAATGATGCTTGTGACAACCACATAGATTTAGTCAATAAGCTTCCCGCATCTAATGTCGTTGAACTCAAGATAGGTAAATGGCTTCAAAAGCAAATTAGAGGAGACACATACCCCGTCTGTTCTGTTTGCCTTTCACAAGCATGGGATGAAGAAAATTATTGTCCCAATTGTGGGGCACGAATGGAAGAGTAAGAGTGTTTAGACAAATGAAGTGTGATAATTGTATACATTACCATTGGTACACCGACTGGTGTGATAAATGGAAATGTGAAGTTGATGCTCATGAAGTTCATCAATGTTGTGAAAAAGAGGTAAAAAATGATTAAAAATTGGCTTGTCAGGGGCGATACTCATGGCGACTTCTCATGGATGACCAATGGATGCCTGGCTGATTACAAACCGAATGAGACCGCAATCATAATTTTGGGAGATGCGGGATTTAATTTTTATTTGAATACAAATGATGACAAGAAAAAGAAAGCAGTTAACGATAGAGGCTACCGGTTTTACTGCGTAAGGGGCAACCATGAGGCGCGGCCGACCGATATTCCTGGGATGCAGGACATCTACGATGAGGATGTCAAAGGCTGGGTGTATATGGAGATGAAGTACTCCAACATTCGGTATTTGCATGATTACAGTGATTACTGTTTTGGAAAATATTTCACCGCAGTCATTGGTGGCGCTTATAGCGTCGATAAATGGTGGCGGCTGAACAGCGCCGGTATCCACGATGTAAAATACAATAATCCCAAAAAGACGGGGTGGTTTGCCAACGAGCAGTTGACCAAGCAAGAGCTGAAGGAGGCCGCAGAAAAACTTAGCGGCTTGCCGTATGATTTTGTTATGACTCATACTTGCCCCATTAGCTGGCAGCCTACTGATCTGTTTCTTTCGGCAATCAATCAGAGTGAAGTGGATTCGTCCATGGAACTGTGGATGGATAAGTTTAAAGACCATATTAAATATGTAGCTTGGCTTTTTGGGCATTATCATCAGGATCGGCTTGAGCGGCCGCACGTTGAGATGTATTACAAGGATATAGAGAGCCTTGATACAATTTACGAGCGGTGGTTGAAGTACGATGAGACCGGTGAGCTTGATTGGTGGCTGAACAAATCACCCAATTTTTATATGGGAGAATAATTAAATGAGTGCACCAGTACTGTGCGGCAAATGCCGCTATAAATGGGATTTAAATGATAAGTGGGCGCCTGATGGTGTTCCATGCGATTATTGTAAAGAATATGATGCAGAGAATGAAATATATACTGATTTTGCACAATTCGCTCCGTTAACTAATGAAGATAGAGTAAAGAATATGTTTCGAATGGATACGGATGAGCTGGCCGCGCTTCTACATGATTTAAATCCGCATCATACTACATATGATTGGTTTCAGTGGTTAAGGGAGAAAAGTTGATGAGTATACTGATTAAAGGGATGGAGATGCCGAAGAACTGCGAGGAGTGTCCTCTTTCTTTATATCAACATTCTCCGTGTTGGAAAAATGGTGGTGTTATGGATTGGGAAAATCGCCCTAATTGGTGTCCTCTCATCTCCATCCCACCGCATGGGAGATTGATAGACAGAGACGCTTTGACACTCTTTGGGCAGATAGCCACTCGTGATGCTCCGACTATCATAGAAGCAGAGGTAGAAGAATGAGTGTAAGTGGGTGGATTTTATTTGGATTTATAGCGTTTATAATTATTTGCATAGAAGCTATCATAATATGTGCCTCTGAAAATATTATATGGAAAATAATTAGCGGAGTCATTGCTACAATTCTTATAATTGCATCGCTATTCGGACTTCTTTGGTATTATAAAAATACCGCAAGCGGGCAAAGAGAGATAGTAGATCAGAGAAGTAACTTTAACGGCGGATTGGAAAGAACTGTAACTGTGTATACAGCTACAGGAGATATTATTGCGAGATATACAGGGAAAATAGATATTGAAAATAATGACGGTGGGTATGTGATATTTGATTTTCAAGGGAAAAGATATATGTACTATAACTGCTTTGTTGAAATTATAGGAGATATAAACAAATGAGTATACTGATTAAAGGGATGGAGATGCCAAAGAGTTGTGATGAGTGCCGTTTCTTTGATTGGCATAAAGGCATGGGAAATTTTTGCAATATTGATGAATCCATTAAGTATAAAGCGCATTTTGGGAAAGACTTTGAAGTTATGATGGAAAAAATAGGCGATTGCCCTCTTATCGAAGTGCCGCCACATGGGAGATTGATTGATGCGGATGCGTTGACAGGTCAGATGGAGCGTAATTTGTGGGCAATTGAGGATAAGGCAGAAAAGGAACTTGGATTTGACGAAACACTCCGCAGAGGGATGCAGTATGGTCACGCCGTTTGTCTTGATGCTGTTAATGCCACTCCGACCATTATTGAAGCAGAGGATGATTATTCTTGTTCAACGTGCAGATTCAATCCTCCAAGCAGTTGTGATGGGAAACCTTGCACTGTTTGTGATACAAGCGATCCTCTGATGAACTGTTATCAGAAAGCAGAGGTGGACGAGTGATGAGTAAATTGTATCCGTGCGTTTATTGTACGGAAGATGGATACTGCAAAAAATACTCCGATGAAGAAGTGACATCATGGTGTGTTCAAGGCCCTTGTGAAAACGAACGACCATCCAATGCAGACCGCATTAGAGCGATGACGGATGAGGAACTTGACAAGTTTCTTGGTGAAGTGCAATGGGACGTTGCCAACTACTGCGGCGGCATAACACAAAAGCAAGAATATCCAGTTCCAGAGCAAGTGGGAGCATGGCTCGAATGGTTGAAGAAAGAGAGTGAGTAATCACTCTCTTTTTTAAATTTGCTTTTTTGGGAAAATTGTGGTATAATTATAATATAAAATGGAAAAGGTGAGATTAAATGAGTAAACCACATTTTGATGATGAATGGTACGAAGAGCGCGGCCGCGAGCGTGAACGTGAGCAGGAACGGCGCGAGCGTGCCATCAATAAAAGGAAAAGTAGAGAACAATTGTATACTATTCAAATAGAGGAGAATGATTATGGCAAGAAGAGTCACTGACAAAGACATTCGTGAGATGCTGGAAGCCTACGCCCTCTGCGGCAGTTACCAGGGCGTTGCGGATGCGACCGGCTGGTCCGTATCGACCGTCCGCAAATACCTCAACATGGAGCACCCATTTGATACTGCGCCCACGCATGAGAAGTCGGAGTTCAATATTGAGATCCCGTCCATGGAAGACATCGTTCGCCAGTTGACCGGTAAGCAGAAACTTTCTACTCTCACTCCCGCAGAATTAAAGGAAGTCAAAGATATTCAGAAAGGAATGATTGTCTAATGGCAATGTATTTTCAGCTGCTCGAAACGAGCAACAATGGCTGGACAATATGTCCTGTACATGAGATGTTCGGCACACCCTTCATTGAGGGCAGCTACGGCGTTTTTGCATGCCGTATGCTTGGTATTTCTTTCCCCGATTGGCTGCGGCTTTGCCAGAATAACGGCGCACAGTTGTACGGGAAAAAGATTAGGTATGTCATTCCTGTATGGAAACAGCCGAACAAAGAGTTTTTGAAAATGCTGAATGAAAAGGCGACCGAAGTTGCAAAGCGTGTTAATGTGAAGGAGCTGGATTGGTAATGGGTGAATATAAAGAACTTTGTGACAGGCTTGAAAATTATTATAAAGGTTATGTAATGACCGACAATACCAATGCTAAAATAGCCATTCTGTTGAAAGATGCGATGGTTGCCATCAACTCATTGGAGTATGAAAGAGATATGCTGGAGCATCAATTGAATATTGCTGAGAGCGAGATTATGAGGCGTGACTATGGTTAAGACTGATTGTTACTGGTATGAAGAATGGAAAGATATGAATGCTACCTTTCCATGCTGTAAATTGACTAATAATGATATACTTGATTCATGTGATGGGTGTAAAGAATATCATAGTAAATATCATACAACCAATGCAGACAAGATCCGTCATATGAATGATGAGGAACTTGCATCATTTTTAATGCATCCTCGGAGTATGTGCCCGCAATGGGATTGTGATACCTGTCCCGAAGATAATTGGTGCGAGAGTTGTGTTCTCGCATGGCTGAAAAAGGAGTATGAAGATGGCGAAGAAGAATGAAAAGAAAATGACTGCGGAAGAACTGCAGGGTCTCCTAAACTTCCGTCGTCGCGGGTTTAAGATTCCTGCGAAGAAGGGCCGCGGTAGTGAGTACAATCGTGAAGATTTTCGGAAAGACACGAGAAAGGAAGAGGAATAATGAATACGGCTCGTGTAAAAGTGCGTAAAAGACCGGCAATAAGCAATTGGATAAAGAAAAATATGTGGTCTGAAGGCTGCGGCATGGGTGAAGAGTATGGCTATTGGTATAAATGTGCCGAGTGCGGCTGCTCGGTCCAGGGCGGTTATACTGAATGTGGCTATAATTTTTGTCCAAACTGTGGCGCAGATATGAGGAAATGATATGGCAATAATAAACAACATACTTGATATAAATATTCTCCTTGGATTTATTTCTCTCGGTTTGAATCTTTTTGTGCTTGGCGTATTACTTGGCCGCGGGAGTAATGACGATGAATAAAGATCTTATAAAACAGGGTTATCAAATATATGGGGTAAGCGGCAATGCGGTGCCGGCATTCAGTACGGCGACGGTGGCTCATTTTTTACCAGAACCTGGCGATCCCATAACAATTAACTCTATACCATTTGTTCCAGTGCAAACGCCGAAGAAACCTAAACTTCGTGTACCCAACAAAAAGAAAAAGAAGAGTTATGCCTATGCTAAATTCACAAAATAAAATTGTGGAAAAAACAAAGTGTCGTATGAAATGGTGTTATTATCCAGGTCGCCGCGAAGATGGTGAGTGTGATAAATTTTGTTTTTATAACACACATGAAAGACTACCTAAGTGGCTTTACAATCCTAAGAAAATTTCAGCACTCCATTGGCTCGTCTGGCAATGTGAAGCTTGCGGCGAGTCGCAAGAACATACTACACCATTTTGTCCTATGTGCGGGGCGCGCATGGAAAAAGTGGATGAATATGCCATAAGGCCTACTTTAGAAAGTAACCAAAAGGAGGTTTAACAAATGAATAAGATAGACTTTACTGTACCCCTTTCAGGGTCTCAGCTGTTTGACTACCACTCCTATGTTACCGCAAAGAATCTTTGTGATATGTTCCCTTTGTCATTTGAATATGACAAAGACAACAAGCAGATTCACATCCACGGTGAACTGAATGATGTATGGTATGAGCAGTGGTGTCGTGCAGTTTTCTCCATTGGAGAACTTAAACTTTAAGGTGTCCGCATAAGGCGGCCGCCTTATTTTTTTATGAGCACAAATTTGATTTTCTTTAAAATTTATGGTATAATTAAATATAAGGTGAAAAAGTTACATTTTACCTTAAAACTATTTACTAAACAAGGAGAAAAAGTATGAAAAGAATTTTTGCTATACTGTTAAGCATAGTAATGATCTTCGCTCTCGTTGGCTGTGGGTAGACTCCCAATGAAGCAGGCGAAACACCGGTAAAAGTTGGATTTATTTATCTTCATGATGAAAATTCCACCTATGACCTCAACTTCCTTAAGGCCGCGGAAGAGGCCTGCGAAGCTGCTGGCATAGAGCATATGAATAAGACAAACATTCCTGAAGGCAATGAATGCTATGATGCAGCCGCAGAATTAATTGACTCTGGTTGTAACGTTATCTTTGCCGACTCTTTTGGTCATGAGCCATTCCTGCTCCAGGCCGCGAAGGATTATCCGGAAGTCGAGTTCTGCCATGCGACGGGCACAATGGCTCACACAGAAGAACTTGCAAATTTCCACAATGCGTTTGCCGCAATCTATGAAGGTCGTTTCCTTGCGGGCGTTGCAGCCGGCATGAAGCTGAATGAAATGATTGAAGATGGTCAATTTGAACCTGAAGATGCACTGATCGGCTATGTTGGTGCATATCCCTATGCTGAAGTTATCTCTGGTTATACCTCTTTCTTCCTGGGCGCTCGCGCCATTTGCCCGACCGCAACAATGCAAGTAATTTATACTGGTTCATGGTATGACGAGACCGCAGAGAAAGAAGCCGCAATTAGGCTTATTGCAAATGGATGCAAGCTGATTTCTCAGCATGCAGACTCCATGGGCGCGCCCTCGGCGTGTGAAAATGCGGGAATACCCAATGTATCCTACAACGGAAGCACAGCCGCAGCTTGCCCCAATACCTTTATTGTTTCGTCCCGTATTGATTGGGCACCCTATTTCACTTATATCATTGACTGTGTACAGAATGGCAAGCAGATTGACACCGACTGGACAGGAACGATCGCGACCGGATCAGTCAAACTGACTGAGATCAACGAGCAGGTGGCCGCACCTAGCACTGCTGAAGCCATAGCTGATGCTAAGTCCCAGCTTGAAGCGGGCACGCTGTTTGTGTTCGATACTTCCACCTGGACAGTTGATGGAAAGCATTTAACTGAGTATAATGCTGATGTTGACACCGACCCAGCATATACCCCTGATACTAATGTAATTTTTGATGGTTATTTCCATGAGTCAGAATTTCGTTCT